GGAAGAGCAAATGAACAACATGTTGGAGCGGGCTGCGTGGACTTTCGTTCAGGCATTTCTGGCTGTGTTTGTGGTATCGGATCTGGCTTCTGTGAAGTCGGCGGCTGTGGCGGGGCTTGCTGCCGCACTGTCAATCGTGAAGACGTTCGCGCGGGACAAGGTTAGCGCATAGTCGTGGCCACGTCGGACGTGGAGTGGGCATCATTCTGCGAGGAGCATGCGTATGTGGAGGAAGAGGTTTACGCTGCCCTTCAGGAAACTGCCCATTTGTTCGACCTGAACGACGGGATGCACGCCAAGTGGTCATCGGATGGGCTGCTGGGGTTGCTGCTGGTGTTCGACCCCGAGGAGGCCGAGCAGTTGTTGGCGGCGTTCTACGCTGGGATGGACGGGGTTACCAACGCGCAGGAGGCGTTTGCCGTGTGGGTTGGTTCGTTGATGGGGATGCTGCGTTCCTGCATGCAGGGGTTAGAGCCGTAGCCTGTCGTTGAGCCAGTCCCGTACGAGTTCGTGCTGTGCCAGTTCTGCTATGAGTTTGTGGCGGATCTTGTCGCGTCTGCGGGCAAGTGACGTTTTGGGGATGCCTATGACGGCCCCGGTTTTGCGAAGGGAGAGGCGTTCGATGAACAGGCGTTCAAAGATCCATTTGTCCTCGTCGCTGAGTTCATCCAGAACGATGCCAAGGAGTTCTTTCAGGGGTGCCGTTTTTTCTAGGGGTACGAGGTCGGCGTTTTGATGCGGGGCGAGTTGCATCAACGCTTCTACTTCTGTTACGGGGCGCGGCCGATGAACGGATTGGTTGCCCCCTTGAAGATCCCAGCGGGATGGGTCGGTTGGGTATTCACGCCTCCGCACCGTCATCTACGAGTATAGCAGATAACGGCAGCGGGGGTAGGGATGCTAGGTCTTCCTTGTTGAAGTGCAGGTCGCTGATTTTCACGTTGTAGCAGTCAATGGTGGGTGCCCATCCGTTGTCCCCATCTACCACTCCGGCGTTCAGCAGTCGGGACTGTGACAGGAATGTTTGCTTTGCCATTGCCCCAAGGTACCACGCTATGGTGCAGTCCTTGTGGACGCGGACGAAAGCGTAGTAGTCACAGTTCTGGTTGGTGCCGATGGCTGCGACTGAGCACTCGTAGTAGGGGCGTGGTTCGCTGGTTACACACTTGCTCTTTACGTCCACGGTGGCACCGTCGGGCATCACCACATCCCAGTCGTACGTGTTGACCTGTTCGCCGCCGGTGATCTTGGCGAAGACCATTTCACCGAGGAACCCGTAGACGTTGCCTTCGCCTTGTCGAATGGAGTTGTTCAACTGGCCCATTTCGTCGGCTTGCCATTGAGCGGCTTCCCGCATACTGCGGGGGATTATGAACTCGTACATTAGTCAACCTTGTCTACTTTGACGGCTCTGATGCGGACGACCTGTCTGTCGTCCTCCCACGCTACACCATTGAGTGCATCCAAGGTGAGTTTCACGTAGTTGTCCAAGTCTCCTCGCAGTGTTGTGGCGTCGTGCGGGGATGTGTTTACAAGCAGCACGGTTGCTTCGGGGGAGTAGGCGATTGTGACCTCAACGGGGCCACCGATTTTTTCTCCCACTTGGTCTTTCCACGCCTGCGCAATGTGGTCTTCTTCCTGCAACGTGGACTTGGGGGTGAAGACCTTGCCTCCCTTGGTGTGGCGGGGGCGGGCCTTTACCTTTGGTCGGCGTTCTATGATTACGGTGTAGGCATCCATCAGGTTAGTGCAATCTTGTAGGCTCTATGTACGGTATCTTGTAGGCGTTGGTCGCCGTCTTCCCGGCTGCTGTACTTTCCTCCCCATTCTATGTCGGCTGCCCGGAGTTCTTTGAGGGTGTCTTCTTGGGTGTGTCCTTGGCGTGCCATTATGCAGGCGAGTGCCCATAAGGCTCTGGATCGGTCCCCTTTGGGTTTTTCGGGGGTGGGTATCGGTCCCCGCTCTCGTACGGTGGCCGCTGAGCCTCTCAGAGGCCCTGTGTAGGGGGTACTCCCTGTCGGGGGGGCTGGGAGAGGCTCAGGGGGCCTCCAGAGGGCGCTGACGGCCTTCCACTCATCTGTTGTCGTGCGCGTTTCGATGGCTTCCTGTACAAAGGAGTGGACGGAGACTTGGCTACAGACCGCATCCGGGTTTACTACTTCGTTGTAACCACCGGGGTTACGCAGGTGTCCATAGGGGAGCCGAACGCCATTCCCCCATCCACGTCCACTCAGTTTAACTTGTTTAGGATTTACTTCGATGGAGGGAGCATCAACAAGGGAGCACACTCCGATAAGTCCGCGCCTCACATCCACCGCAGAAACAGCCTTGTCGAAGAACACCCACAGGTGGAACCCCTTGGACCGTGACCGCTCCACCCACGAAGCCACGCCCAGTTGATGCAGCGCCGCCTGCACGTTCCGCGCATGCACAAGGGCCTCCTCATGCCCCTCGTCCCAGTCCACGCAACCCCAGTACACCAAGAAGTCCCCACCGACGTGGAACAGGGGATACACGCCTATGGAGGGTCCCCGGTGAAGGTGGTCGTCTACGAGAACGACGAACTCCTTGTCGTCGGCGGGGAGAAACGTGCCATCGTCGGCACGCCACGGTCGGAACCCGCCGTGGTCATCGTCATCAATCGCCACCTTGCCCCCACGAAACAGGATGGCAAAGTCGCGTGATGTCTCGTCAATCCCGTCGCCTCCGAATGTTTCCACAACCGGGGCACCGTTCCCACTCCCATTTGTCTGCGGTGTCGAACTGCTTATAGTTGTGCTTTCGTATGACATACCTTTCATTCCTTTTGTCGAACTTCCAGCATGGCCTATCCGCCACTGGGAATCAACTCTTCCCAGTATGGATGAATGTGTCCGTTCAGGGGATCAAGATAGTACGTGTGATCACCCAGCCGTGCCGTCCGCTTGTTCTTGCACACATTCAGGTTGACACTGTTCTCATGGTAGCGCACCTCCCAATCTGACAGACCGTGCCGGTCCTTCTTGCGGTACACCTCTATCACGAAGATCGCCTCCTGTTCACCACCGTACCGGCCAGCGTAGATCCCCGCAGAATACCCCGGCGTGGATGCCCCGCGTCCCGCCTGATGCACCAGCCCGATGGGTACACGCTGCGTCTTGGCCCAACGCTTCACAGCCTGAGCCTTGGAGGTCACACCAGTTGCATCGGACTCCCCTCCCGGCATCAACTCCAAGTAGTCGATCATCACGAACGACGGGTCGCACCCCCACCACTCCCGTGTCTCATCCATGGTGGCTGTCATGCTGTCCAAGTCCATCGACTCGTCCACGATAGCGACACGCGACAGTTCAGCCGTGGCTGCCTCATGCAACGCAGCAATAGTCTCCGTGTCGTTTGCCTTGATGGCCTCTTCCACCTCCGGCGACGACCGCCCCTGTAGGAGGCAGAACAGTTTCATCGCCACCAGTTCACGCGGTTCATCCATGGAGAAGATGACCACATGCGCTCCGGGGTCGTTCACCAGATTGGTGACGATCCCATTCAACAGCATCTGGGACTTGCCCGTGTGGGACCGGCCCACCACCATCAACACCTCACCCTTCCCGATACCACGGGTGGCAAGGTCGATTTCAGGGAACCCCAGATACCATCGCTCTGCCGGGTTGCGAATGAACCCGATCAGGTTGTCCACCACTGCCGTGGACAGTGACCAACGGTTTGGTTGCGAGGAGGAGGCTGCCGCCCCGCCGTCACCCTGTTGGGCAGCGGCGAGGCGACGCGCTATCTCATCCTCAGATATGAGGGTTGCCATTGTCAGGCTCGGATCTGCGCTCCGATAGCAGCCAGATCAGCAGCCGTCTTACCGGTGAACGGACAGACGAACCATCCGGGCACCAGCACTGCGCCGTCCTGCTTGGTGAGCCACAGGCCCTTGCCATCAGACCGGCGCTTGTAATCCGGTCCCTTCTTGTTGAAGTTGGCAGCCGGGTCCAGTTTCTTGGACCAGTTCGGGTCCCACCAGTCGGTCCTGTTCTCCATCAGGTGACGCCAGACCTCCTCAAGGCTGCCACCTCCACCGGACGGGGCGGGAGCCGCAGCCGGGGCGGCGGGTACGGGGGCACTAGCCGCAGGCCGGGGAACGCTTTTGGCAAGCATCTGTACAGCGCCATCCTCCTCCAACGTGTATCCGACACCCAGAGCCTCGTAGTTGGAAATCTCCAACGCTGAACCCCACTGGGCGATCAGGTCGGCCACTTCCTCTTGTGACGTGTCTCCGTCTATCGCTATGGTCACCGAACACGATGCTTCCGCTGGTTCATAGTCACCCGTTTGGATCACTTGCCTACGGAACACCGTTACGGTGCTTTCTGTTTGCTTGGTTGTTGCTGTGGCCATGGGTCTACCCTTTCTCTAGTTGGTTCCATGGATCTGGTCCCGCAAACCTGCCGCGACATGAGGCCCAAGCCCCACACCACTTAGGTGCGCAATGCCATCCAGCCATGTTCAATGGCCATACCGGCAAGTCGGCGGCTATGAGTGTTCCCGCAGAGCGAGCCAGCGCAACCAGACTGGCCCACTCCGCAGGTCCTGAATCTACAAGGGTGGTGTGTACCTTCCCCTTGACGAGATATACGAACTGGAATCCCAGTGGATCAGTCAGCCCGTTGTCGGACTGGGTTGCCACCGCCCACGTATACGCTGCTGCCTGCACCGACCAACGCTTCTTCTCCCAGTCGCCGGAGGGCTTACGACCGGGGTTCTTCCAGTCGATGATCGGCTGTGGGAAAGCCTGCACGCAGTCCACGGTTCCCCTCAACCAGATTTCCGGCTTGTGGTCTACGACGAGGGGCAGTTCAAAGCCCCATTCGACCGACACCGGGCGCACGTTCTCCCGCACCTCATCCCACCACACGCCTGCGTTGGCCTTGATGATCTCCAACGGTTCGCCCTCTTTGTGGTTCCAGCGGACGATCTCGTCCTGATGCTGCTCCCAGTATTTGGTCGCCGTCGAAATGGTCTTGGCGCGGGTGAATGGCTTCCCGGTTTCGATGACCTCGTTCAGGCATTGTTCGATGCCGTAGTGGACGGCGGTGCCGATCATGGTGGACGTGGACTGGGTGTCCTGAGAGATTCCCAGCATCGACTGGCGTGCCCGTTCCGGGCACATTGCCAGATCTCCCAGCCATGATTGGCGTAGAACTATTCGGTCTTCTGGTGGTTGCATAGTTTCATCCTAGCATAGTTGGGACAGGTGGTGGTGGA